AAGCCCTCCCTTTGGCGTTTAAACCGCCTTTGGGATTCTTCCCTTCCGCTCTTTGCCATGCTGGGGATTTAGCCATTTACAACTTCCTTGCCATCATCAAGAGGGCGAAGCATTGGATACAGATAATCCTCACCAAACGAGCCTTCAAACTCATGGATGCCCATGTGTCCAAGCTTGATGGTGGGGTCTATCCAAACCTCAAATCCAACCTCTCTGGCACGGTCACAGAAGGTGTAATCCTCCCCGACATAGCCTTCTGGCGTGGACTTGAAATCAAAGAATGAGTAGGACTTGCCATCCTGAATGCGGTCATCGATATATGCCCACTCAGGATGTGCATTCTGAAGAGTGGTGAACACATCACGGCGGATGATCATGAATGCAGTGGCAACACGCAAGGCACGAACAAGACCCATTGGGTTCATTTGAACCTGACGGTCTTCATCAATATCCAGCGTAGAGATGTAGACCTTGTCTTTTTTGCGAGCTACAGGAATACCAGCAACAATCCCTTTTTTGGGATCGCTGTTCCACGCCATTAAGCGAAAAACATCGTCCGCATTGAACGTGATGTCAGAGTCAATAAACATCAGATCAGTGCAATCTGAATCTAAGAAGTCATACGCAATCAGGTTTCTGGCACGAGAAACAACGGAGCATCCAGAGATATTGCCAACTTGGATTTGCACTCCGTGCTTCTGAGCCTCAACGCAAAAATGAGCAAATGAGATTGCCCACTTCGTTGCTACCTTGTAGTCATACGAAGGAATGCCGATCATTATTTTTCGACCAGCCAGATTGAATGCGCCTTCTTGTTGCATGGCTTACCCGTAGAAAATATTTACAGCAAGCAAGTTTGAAATAGATGCATAAACGCCATTGGCAACAAGAACACCCTCCGCAGGAATAAATGGTGCATTGTTGTAGGTGTCACTTGCGGCTGTGTCAAAAGACATAAGCCACTTAGTTCCAAGCACAAGAGATGCGCCAGCCGTAATGCTTCCTGTGTTGATGTCCGTCAAGGTAAACGAATTTGCATCAACTCTGGTAATTGCGTAGTTGCCGTTGGTAGCTGTCCCACCAGTTCCCGCCGCAAAATCAAAGCCACGAACATCACCAGTCACAAGACCATGCGCCGTTAAAGAAACAGTGACTGTTGTCCCTGATCTCCCATAGGTTGCTGTGGTTACAGGAGCTACTGTTGTGTCAAATAACGCAACATTACCTGCGCTGGCAGTGCCAGTGAAAGAAATTGCACGGACACGATTCCTACCCAACACCATAAACCCACTTGCGTTTATGTGCGCTTGCTTTACGTCTGTCTGCATCATGGCTAATCCTTTGAAGAAAAAAAGGGGAGACTAGCTCCCCGTCAGATTAGTTTTGAGTAACAGATGGATTTGCAACGCCATCAGAGTTACGAACAGAGTAAGTAATAACGATGGTTGCCGCACCAGTAGACAATGCAGTGCCAGCCAATGTGTAGGTAACGATGGCATCAGTTGTTCCAACATTAAGGAACAAGGCTGGTGTTGTTGCATTTGCAGTCAAGCTGATGCCACCAACAGAAGTGATAGTTCCTGTGGTTGTGAAATCCACAGCGCCAATACTTAGTTTGGCAGTGGTGGCGGCACTGAATACGGTGGTGGTGACAATTTTAATGTCGGTAATTTGAGCGCCAGCAGGAAGAACAAAAGCAGTGCCAGTCAAAGTGCCAAATACAACATTTACAGATTGGCTAACTGTAGTAGCGCCCATGTTGCGAATTGTTCCAGCAGTTGAGCCAGTGGTGTTTTTAACAGTGCCCAACAGCCAAGGGCCTAGGTGAGTTGCGAATCCCATGATTATTCCTTTATGCAAAAGTCCCTACGTCATCATTGCATTGTCCGCTGGGGCGGTTGACGTAAGTGAAAGCCCAGATACCTAGTTTATACACCACATTTAAACGCTGTACAAGGTTTAAACGCAAAAAAAAGACTCCCGAAGGAGCCTTTCTTTCTAAGGGCAATTAAGCGCCTTGTGCGCCCCACATACCGAGAGGGTCAGACCAGCCGAAGCTGTAACGCTCACGAGACTTGTAGCGGACGTTGCCAGTATCAAAATCGCCATCCATGCTATTGGACAGAGGTGTACGGACAAAGTGCTTCATGCCATTGGGAACGTCAGTGGTTAAGAACCAAGCGTTTGTGTCTGTTAAGAAGTTGTTAACGCAGTAACCTTCTGAAACAGAACCATTGTTCTTAATGGCGTTGATGTCGTTGTCGGTTGTGCCAACACGCAGTTCAGTTTCAAGCAAACGAGTTGCAACGAACTGAAGCTGGGGAGGAACAATCAGCTTCTTGGGCTTGGCGGCGATCAACAGATCACGTTCATCAGTCCACTGCTGGATTTGGATAATGGCGGCTTCCAAGGAAGTCTCATTCAAATCTGCGGGGGTTGATTGAGTGTTGCTGTTGGTTCCACCAGAAACCAAGGGGTGGGCTGTAGAGAACAAAGGCACACCATCACCACCGTAATAAGCGGCAGAGTTGGTGAAACCGTTGTTCAACACGGCGGCGGCTTTGACCTGTTTGGTGTAAGCCATTGCACGAGCTAAAGCCTTGGTGTAGCGAGCAGACAAGCTGTCGTACAAGTTGTCTTCGATGGCCTCTTCGGTCAGCGAGAAACCCAAAGCAATGGTTTCGTGGTTGTAACGAGCTGTAAATGCCTCTTGAGCATTGTCATAAGCGATGGCTTGGCCTTCGTTCTTGACAGGTGCGGCAGAGAAGCCAGACAGCTTGGTTTCTTCTTCAAAAGAACGCTCTGATGTTTCAGTGTCATAAATTTCTTTATGTTGCTGACCATATTGAGCATACTCCAAACCAAACAAAGCATTCAGTCCGGGGAGCAGTTCTTTCAGTAGTTGGGCACGAGAAATAGCCATTTAGATGCTCCTTTAAGCGGCGGTTACTACGTTCGTAGCGGATGTATAAGTGTGAACGCCAAAGTTGAATTTGACGATCACTTCTGTATACGAGCCAGAAGCGTTGACGGTTTCAGGAACCACATCAACAATGCGGAAAGGCAAAGTGGTAGTTGAACCAGTCGAGTTGTACACACCTTCTTTAGAGTCGCCAGAGGTAGTGCTACCAGCGGTCAAGAAAAAGGCCACGTTTTGACCAACAGCCGCACGGGTCAAGCCACTGACAGCGGTCGAAGTAGACAGCACAGCAACTTTGTACAGAGTGTTGGGATCGTCAGCAACAATACCAACGGCATCAGCGGCAACAGTACCACCGGGCCAGTATTGAGTGAAAATCTTTTGGTTGGTTGAAGGGTTTGTATAAGAACAACCCATGAAAACACCGACTGCGTCAGTGGCGGAGGTAGTGCCTGTAGCGGCTCGGCTCAAAGTACCACCAGTGTTCAGACGGACAACATCACCTGCAAAGATGGATGTGCCAGAGGCTGAAGCAATGGGGATATTACGAGTAGAACCAGCAAACACCTGTCCGCCGATCAGATTGATCGGTGTAAACCCGTAAGGGCCTGAGACGGTAGGAAATGCCATGAAAAAACTCCAAAAAAAGTTTAGAAACCTTTGCCAAAGGTTGTCGAAGACTTGCCTTCTCTGAAAAGGGGCATCCTCGCATCGCTTTGACGCATAAAACTGTTGTCTACAGCATCCGTCTGAGCTTGGGTTTGCCGATTGAAGTACGCACGGCGTTGATCCAAAAACTCATGAGGAACCTTGCAAAGCAATAGCCCACTGATCTCGATGTTGTCTTTGAATCGACTAGTCGGATCAATTAACAGTTGAAATTTAGGTTGCTCCTCTGTTCGTACTGGTTCCCAGCCTTCACGCAACATTCTCGAAATATTGCGGGGATCGGCGGCTCCCAGTGTTGAGGTACGCACCCAGTGATATGCCATACCCGGTTCCTTGTCAGGTTCGGGCAAGAGTTCCGCTGGAGCCCACTGCTTTGGGCGCTCATAGGTTGCTCTTGTATCAACATCACGGCTTAAACGGTTAATTTCAGTTTTTGTCATTTCAAATCTCCAAGTAATAAAACTTCTTTGGCGTACTGCTCGTTGGTAATTCCAAGTTTTCTGGCGAGATCAACTTGGGAAGGCTTCAGCTTCATTTTTTTTGAAGCAGTGCTTCTTGAGGCAGGAGCTACGACAACGCTCGGTTTCGTGCGAGCAGGAGGTTTGGAATCGACTTCGATTTCCGTTTCATCGCCATCCTCGAATTTTTCGGGGAAGCGCTTACGCACTGTTGCGTCAATGCGTCTGTAATACTCATCGGTTGTGGCATAGCCAGCACCATGTTCGGAGACGAGTTTTTCGTGTATACCCATCGCCAAAGCTCGCATTTCAGAGTCTGAATCAATCCAAGAGTTACGCTCTCGCCACTTCTCAAACTTCTGATCACGGGGCGGCTGTTTAGGCCGTTGGGGCGTTTGTACCACAAATTCTTCATCCTGAACAGGCTGATTATTAAAATTTTGTTCAGCCCTTTCAGCGTTCGCAATTGACATCTTTGCTTCAGTCATTGCTTCTTGAGCATCAATGATCTTGTCTGTGTCGCCTGACTCATACGCATCCCGATACTCACGCTTGGCCTTATCTAAGGCGGCTTGGGCATTGGATTTGATGGAACTGATGGCAAAGCCTTCGGTGTTGTTTACACGCCCTTTGAGTGCTTTGTTTTCCTCAAAAAGCCTTTTGGCAACTGCTACGGCCTCTTCACGCTCCTTGTCAGCGGATTCTTTCGCCCTTCGTTCATCGTGATAGACCTTTTTAAAGGCCGCTATCTTTTGCTTGGCGGCGGCTGAATATTCATTCAACTCATCGTTGTCAAGCTCCTCTACGAACTTTGGGTCAGATGGCGTTTTGCCACGGTCTTGCTCAGGGGTGTCATCCTCAATTTCAATTTCAATCTCTTCTGAGGCATCCATTTCATCGGGAAACTTGTATTCTTCACCTTTGTATGTACTCATGTGCGCTCCTTATTTGCGTTTGATGCCACGGGGGTCTTCCACAATACCTTCAACGGAGTCATCGTTGATGATGCGAAATTCTTTGCCGTGGATGACAAGTTTGGTTCCAGCGTGTGGGCGAACAAGGATGAAGTCACCCTCTTTACACCAAGCACCATTGGGAAACCGCTTTTCATCTTTATAGCAATCGGAACCAAGCTTGACCACAAATAGCACAGTGGTCAGTATTTCCTCGTTATGCACAGTGAGTTCGGCTTTGATGATGCCGCTCTCGTACTCTTTTTCCTGTTCTGGAATAGCGCAAAGAATGCGGTATCCAGTGGGATTTGGGAGTTGTTTTGCCTTTTCTTCGTGGGTCAAAGGCTCGACCTCTTTCAATGCGCTTTCTTCTGCCAGCCTCGTGCCGACACTTGAGAAGTCATTCATTAAATCTCTCCATTTTTTGCTTCTGGTCTGATACGAATTCCCGTGCAATCAGCAGACCTCGAATCTGACCGCACGTTGCCTTGTATTCCGACAGGTCACTTACGTTGCCTGTGGCTACAAAATCCCGTAATTGGTGAATTTTTTCGTCAATATTCTTAACAATTACGTCAAAGTTATCCATTACTCACCTGTCGTTGGTTCTGTTGGAAGGGTTTTACTCTTTGCCTCATGCAGTTTAAACAACGACTCTCTGTTTAAACGGTCTTTGGCAGAAGCCATTTCGTAGCCTAATCGGTGACCACCAAGGTTGGCTTTGTCTTGCTCCGACTGGGATTTTTGAGCCAAAGCCGCCTTGTCGTGGGCAATTTTGACTCCAAGCTTGTGACCTTCCAGATTGGTGTGCGTTTCCAATTTGGCCTCTTCGACCTGCAATTGAGCCTGTTTGAGGG